ACCTTGCCACCGTGAAGATAAACATCTAGCATCTTCTCCAATTCTTTGGTGCTAAACTCAGAAAGTTTATTGAGTCTACTTAACTCTAAACCACTTTCTATCAGAAGCCCTGTTAAAATGAAAATTCTATTACTTTTCTTTCCCCACTTATAACTTCTACAATGGGAACAAGTCGCTTCTCTTGGGTCATTAGTAACATAATGAGTTTTATTTTTAGGTATATTACATATTAGTTTATCATCAGGATTAGATTCATACTCAGAAAATTCTAGAATATTATCTTGGTTCAGTTTGCCCTCTTTAAGAAAATTATAATTTAAATGAATATGATATTTCTGTTTAACTTTAGTTCCTAATATACGTAAACAATCTGGACAATTAACTATGTCTTTATCAGGAGTAATTCTAGTATCTGTTAGAAATTTATCACAGAGGATATGTCCGTTCCTAACAGTTCCTGAATAATAACATATTGTGTTTGCAGCAAATCTCATTTCTACACCATATTTTCAATATCTTCAATTGTATTAATATCAGACACAGGTTTATCATTTCTTATTCTAAGCAATCTAGGGAATCTTAACCCTAAATTACCTTCATTATCTTGAGTTATTAAATCACAAGTTACTTCTAAAACGATTCTTGGTGAGAGGGTATAAGTTCCATTCTCAACTGATAGAATTATCTTCTTTGCTTCATTGGTTAAATAGATTAAATCTATTTCTGAAAAACCCGTACCTATGCTTCCTATGGAAATGAAATCATTTTTATCTTTAACAGCAATATCGTATGAACTAAACACTGTTGCCCTTTTTCCTTCTCCGTATCTAACTCCAGTAACTACCACGTCTAATTCGAATCTAGGTGGTTTATGTTTAGCCCAAGCAATTGAACGCTTACCACTTTCATATGGAGCATTCAAATCTTTAATCATTATTCCTTCATAACCATCATTAATTGCTAAATTATAGAATATATCATGTTTCATTTGAGGAGTTCTTTCCGTTAAGTCTGGAAATTTATCTATTATTTTAAGCCGCTTTTAGAATGAATACGAGTTCCCATTTTCTTGAAAGGGGCTGGCCGTCCATTATCCTCAACCGGATAAATTTCAGTATCAATAATGAAAGACTCAGGTATATTCCAACCAATAACCTGTTCTACTATATCAGGGAATTTTTCTGTAACTACTTTCCCTTTACGATTGAAAATGATGACTGCATCTCCTTTGTGGATTTGATATCTTGCCCCATCGTACTTGTATTCAATAATGAATAACATAGGCCATTTTTCTTTAGGAACTACCTTAGCTAACATTGGAGAAATAAATCTACCAATTTCCAAATCATTAGGTGGTTCTTGTCCTTTATTGTAATACATAGCAATATCAGATAAAGAATGTAGTTGGTGAT